CTGATCACCTCGGGGGCCTTGCTCCCCATCGTCACCCTTGGGGCCGACAGGGATCAGCAGAACGTCCTTGACCTCTTTGCGGAGTTTCACGAACTCCTTGGCAAGAACCAGCAGGTTGGTGTCACTCATTTGCAGTGCCCTTTAGAACATCACCAAACGCTGCACTTTCGTTCATTTTCGCTTCCATCTGCTTGGTGGCGATACGCTCGTTGGAGGCAATGTCCTCGGCTTTCAGGTGCAGTTCCTTCTCTTTGAACATCATGTCAGCAATCCGCGCACGACGCTCAAAGTCAGCAGATTCTGCATTGTCGTCCAAGTTATTGGACAGTGCTGCCACCAACTTGGCTTGTGCGACTTGCGGGATAACCTGCGTCTCGGCAGCAATCTTCTGAGTCTCAGCCTGAGTTTTCTGCACATCAGCCTGTTTGGACGCCATCTCCATCTGAACAGCCTGCTGCTGCATCTGCTGCTGTTGGGGGTCTGGTTGCGCTGCCTTAGTCAGTTGAGCCAGCATTTCCTCACGATTGGACAGGCTGGAGTTCTTGACCACAGACTGCATCAGAATCGGAGTCAGTGGGCTGTTCGCACCGAGTGTCTGGATCAGGAAAGCCAGTTGCTTCTGCTCGTACTCACGCGCAACGATCCCCAAGGTAGCGGTTGGGATGAACTTCACATCAACCGATGGGTAACGCTCGGGGTCGAACTGCATGAAGCGCCACGCAGCCTTGTAGATGAACGGGATCAGGAAGTCCTCCTGGAAGTTCACCAGAACACGCTTGTACTTCTTGATCATGGTGGCAGTAGCCATGTCAATACCGCCCGCGTCACGCGATACCGCAGTTGGGCTACCAGCGGAGTCAACCGTAGAAGTTGCCATCAGCAGCATACGTTCGAATTCCTTGCTGGTCTGCATGGCCTGACCATCATTTGTGCCGAACTTGAATGGGAAAATAATCTCGTTGGGTGCACCGTTGGTCAGGAATGCCTTACCCGGCTTCACCTCAAACTTAGCCCCACGCGGTAGGCGCGTAGCGTCCAAACCGACCATCGGAGCCACTGTCAGGGCCAATGCGTCCATGTGGGAGCGCATTGAACCGTCCACAGCGGCCTGCATATTGAACGCTTTTTCAGCAGTTCCACGCCCAAGCAGGCGATTCGGGATCGTATCTGCCTGATAGGACAGAATCGGACGATCCTTCATCATGTAGGGGGATTCTTCGGCTTTCAGGAGAACTTCGCCGTTGGCGATGACGATGATCGCCTCAACCATGTCCTTGTAATCTTCGATTTCTTCGTCGTCGAAGTCCTCACCAAGAACATCTTCAACTTCTTCACCAGTTGTCAGGTATTCGCGGGGCACAAGACCGTAATAGGTCAGCAGAGTGACCTTGGAGTCCTCGAAATTCTTCTGCTCCTGCGTCGGTTCAAGCTCGTCGGACTCATACATCGACGAAATATCAGCGTTTCGGTACTTACCTGACGCAATACCAGCGGCAATCTTATGAATTGAGACATATTTCTCAATCGCCACCCCCATACAGTCGTCCACATCGACACCATTCGGGTCAAAAAGGAAGTTTTTGGGGTTCACCGGGGTAATCTTGACCGCAATCCGGTCTTTCTCAGTCGTACCGAACGCAGCAGTACCATCACCCATTGGAACAGTGGCTGGTTTGTACTGTTTTACCTCAGAAACTGTGATTTCGCCGATACCAGTGCCATAAATCTCAGCCAGGAGAGCAATCTGGTCGATGGATTTGCGAATCTTGTCCTGCGCGAAGTCGTCCATCAACTGCCGCTTGAGTGCTTCTACGTCGAGGCTTTTGGTGTCTTTGAAGTCATCTGCAATGTCAAAGAACTCGCCTTGCCCGAAAATGGCCTCCATGATCTCAGCATGGCGGGTTTCGATGGCTTGCTGGGTGGCTGGGGAGATAACCTTAGACCGTTCGCTGTCGCGGGACTTGTCTGTCGCCTCCCATTGGCCGCGCCAAGTACGCTCATAGCGATTCCATGCCGCCATGTGATTCTGGTCACGATATTCGCGCCATTTCTCGCAGTGATCTACGACAAAAGCAACGAGTTCCTTCTCAACTTCGGTCAGTTCTTCCGACTTTTCTTCCTGCTGGTTGGTCAAGTCGATGACCTCGCCCGTATTGCTAAAGCCTTGCATGGGTATCTCCGTGTTGGCGGTAGTTTACCTTATATCGGCAATCTGGTACACTGTCAATGTCGGGACAAGGACGGCCATCCCTGTCATGCTAGTACATGACTTACCGACAACCTATCAATTACCTTACTAGAGGTGTCTATGATCAAAGTATGCGTCAAGTGTAATATTGAAAAACCGTTTGATTCGTTCAGCAAACACCGCACAATGGCGGACGGCTTGCAGCAGAAGTGTAAAGCCTGCGTTAACGAATACAACCATGGATATTACCAGCGGAACAAAGACAAGATTAAAGAATCGGCTGCGAAATGGGTGTCGGATAACAGGGAACGGTCTAGGGTAATCAAAAAGAAGTGGGCTGAGAATAACCCCGACAAACAGTACATTGCAGTCAAACGCTGGAATACTGAGAACAAGGAACACCTTCGACAAAGACGCAGAGCGTGGTATGAGGCCAACAAGGAACTGGTCAGAACGTATTGTGTGAACCGCAGACTCAAATTATCAGAAGGGTCGCTGTCATTGAATATTGTTGACACACTGCTCCAATCGCAACAGGGCAACTGCGCTGGATGTGGACGACCATTGAACGGCGACTACCACATCGACCACATATTCCCAATCTCCAAAGGCGGGCCGAACATTGATTCAAATGTCCAGCTTCTCCATTCTCGGTGCAATATGTTCAAGTCGGACAAATACCCTTGGGACGTTGACTACAGCGTCATAGCCCCGTAATCTCGTCCATTGGCTCCCATTCCCTCTCGTTAGGGTCTGGTCGCATATAGCTCGTTACGCTTATATGTGCCAGTAGGGAAAGTGCGTCCAACAGGTCATCGTGTGCCTTCGTTGAAGGGAAGGCAAGCATTTCCCGTTTCAACTCACTCCAATCCTCCCTTGAGTTGAATGCTATTCGACCATGCTCCATCAGACCCTGTATACCCATGACAATACGGGAAACCTTAGAGGCTGATCCAATGGATACTGTCTCAATGTGGGTATACACACTATTTTTCCGCATCAAGTCCTGGAGGTAAGGAGCAAATGCCCGATGCAATGACCCGCGCTCAATTCCCACCATCACAGGCTTATACGTCCTGATCGCCATAAGTACGCGCACTGCTGTTTCTCTCACATCCCATCGACCATGTTCGATCTTCTTCACCCACCAGTGGCCATCGTCTGTCACCTTTGTCACAGCTATTGCAGTAAAGTCCAGGTGTTTCTTTTTTGTCGGGTCAGCAACTGACTCAAATCCTGCCAAGTCAACAGTTATCCAATAATCACCAATTTTCGGTTCATTATCATTGAACTTCAACCATTCCATTTTCAGCAAGTCGGAACCTGCAGTATCGAAGTTGGCGTTAAATTCCTGCTCAAACTGAGCAGTCGATAGGCTTCGTCTAGCTGCCTCAATTTCTTTCGGGTCGATCAATTCATTACATATCGTAGGAAACAACCAGCTTTTCCACTCAACGTCCTCACCATTTTGACCCATTTCGTACTGTGTGCGGAACTGACTTTCGCCGGGTTCAGGTGTTCCAATGATCAACGCCCCCCCTCTCAAGTCGGATAGCGCGGGTCGTATAACCAGCGGCCATACGTTCTCACGCATATCCTTACTTTCATCAAGAACTGCGTAGTAGAGTTTGTATCCGCGCAACGAATCGGGGTTATCAGCACCCCTGATACGGATTTTTACACCATTGATCAGCGTAATTTCCCCATCGTTGATGTTTGCCTTCGCCATCACCGGTCTAGCCAAGTCCTGAACCAAATCCCACATCAGGACTTTTGACATTGCAAACGTGGGTGATGCATATAGAACAGTAGCATCCTTATGCGTGCATTCAAGTGCTTTGATGATCAGCATTGCGGCAGCAAACCGAGTTTTCCCGGTTCGTCGTCCGGCGACAACCACCTTGAAGCGCGCATCGTTCTGAAACACTTCCCTCTGCCATTTGAGAAAGTCGAAGTTCAAACTAGACATTGATAGTGTTCCCATCAATCTCTATTGGGCGGGGATTAGCATACGGACTCTCCACCTGACCAATGTTGATCGTTATCGGCCCACCCCCACCAGATGACGCCCCGGTGATCGACTTCCCGTAGCGGTTAGGTGCCCAAGCAGCAGCTAGGTCGAACCTCGCCTTGATCCGCAGCTTAGACCTCTCAACGTCCTCCATCGGGTTGTCAGTACCATCGGCGATCGGCAGTACCTCGTCCAGTAGGGTATCTGCTCCTTCTGCCTTGGCTTCTCGCAGCATACGTCTGCGGTCACGCGGGGTAGTGGTGGACGTAGACGACGCCATCCACAGCTTGAAATCAGCAAGAGATAGGTTGCGAGGATCATCCTGGATGGTAGTCTCCAGAGATATGCCATTCGCTATGTTTTCCAGTATGCGCTCGAACAAGGGTTCGTAGATCGCATCGCGCAGGGCAATATCCCGCACAGTGGATGTGTACTGCGGGGAAAGATCATGTTGCTGCTCCATGTTGTCGTGGGTTGCCAGCCAAGAAGGTGTTTCCATGTTGGGGAGGGTAACACAACTTCCAGTAATGTCAAAGGACATTGATATTCGGTGGATAGATGTTTCACTGTTTCATAAGGGATTGTCTTTTTACCTTTTCGGTGTTTCCTGAGTGGGGGTGCATGCTGTAAATCTAAGAAAAGTTTCGCTTGCCCTCCCCCCCGTCATGCGCTGGTCAGCGCTGTGAGGATAGGTGGAGAGCGTGACACAGCGAGCACCGTGGGCCAGAGCACCACATGACCACCATCAACACACCATCGATCCCAGGCGTGCACCGTACCACCATACTTAGAACATCAGCGAACAGTGGATAAATGGAAATTCGATGTTTAGAACATCAATGGATCGCAGATGTTTAGAACATCGAATTACAGAACATCGATGAATCGCTGATGTTTTAAACATCGATGAATCGCTGATGTTTACTAAAAACCTGTATGAATATACAGTAAAAACATCGATGAATCGCTGATGTTTGAGGCGCGGCAAAACATAGAAAGTCCATTTTTGATACCAAACTGTGACAACTGTGACTTTACCCGCTGTCGGATTTTGGTATAACTACTTAGGGGGTAATCCCCCAATCTGTCTCTCCCGGTTTTCCGTCACAGTTGTCACACTTTGCCCTTATGCTAAAAACATCTGGATTTTGCTATGTTTCATGAAAACTCTGTATTTGCAATGGTAAGAGAATCCCTTATACTCTAATCACGCCGAACCAAATGGGATATGGCGAATGTTCTAACTTTCTGGAGTTCTTATGATCTACATTGCAATCGTCGCCACAGCTTATGTACTGTCTCGCCCCATCGTTCGCGCATTGGGAGTATGATCATGGCTACCCGCATCACCATTAAAGATTTGCGCGCAGTCTGTGACCGTCTTAACCGTACCACTGGCAGCCCTGTGGAATACGCACAACCACACAAACCCGGTGTGCCATTCTGCGCCAACATTGGCAACTACCATATATCGCAGGCTTACGGGGGCTATTGCCTGCACCGGGTCAGTAACACTGGTGGAGGAGTATCCACTCCGCTAAGTTCGGGTCATATCCCTGCACGTGAGTTGTACAACCTAATACACGCATATCTGAGGGGCTTTGATGCCGCTACATCATGCGCCGACTAGTCGAAGTATTGACGGTAGCCCTGATGCTCGCAATCCCTTGGATTTTCTATTTTTGGAGTATGAAGCCATGAAAACATTATTTTTCATTGAGATAACCGACACTTTTGGGGGCGAAGCTAACTACTCGTGGGTTACGCGCCACATTATCCGCGCCAAAAACGAACGAGGTGCGATCTGCGCATTGTCGCGTCGATCTGGCCTTAACTGGCGCAGTGCAGGTTGTGAACGGTATGACAGTAAATCAGGGGCGACTTGTGCCTTTATTCGGGAATACGACCCGGAAACAGACAATGACCGCATCCGATTAGAAACTGACGATAGGGGTACAAAATGAAACCCTTTATTTTTCAACACTGGCACGCATGGCAGGGTAACAACGGCGTCTTGCTATCGGACGAATCTAGCCGCACGGGCTTTAAATTCTCACGTTAAGGGGTAACTTATGAAATCAGGTTTTATGAACTCTAACGATGACGTTGAATGGTTGAACTCTACGCACCTTAAGGGTGTACCGTTACCTACACTATGGAAGGGTTTTAAATCCTACGTACTACAGGGTAATGAGGATTCACCATACGCTGTAAACCTCTACAAATCGGTTGACCCTGTGATGGACGATGACTTCTATAGGGTTCGGTTCGAGAATGAGTCCGGTGCATATGCGGAGGCTTGTCAATATGATGGGCGATCATGCCGACCTATTGGCGGACTTGTTGCATTGACGTAGGGGTAACCATGCAAATCAAACACCGATACACCAACGCGGTACTGTTCGAAGACGCAAGCGGCATAACTATTCGCCAAGCATTGGAAAATGCGACTGTCGCTAAAGCTAATCTGCGCGAGGCTGATCTGTACGGGGCTAATCTGTACGGGGCTGATCTGCGCGGGGCTGATCTGCGCGAGGCTGATCTGGGTGAAGATTTTGGAAAAATAGAAGGTGAACGTCCATTTTTTCAGTGTGGTCCTATTGGTTCACGTAGCGACTACCTGCAAGCATTTCGAACGGGGAAAGGTACGATATTAAAAGCAGGTTGTTTCACTGGCACCGTTGGCGATTTTGAAAAAGCCTTATTGACTACTCACTGTGACAATAAGCACAGTAAAGAATATATCGCCGCATTGGCAATGATCAATGCGCACATGGAACTATGGGCACAACCCGAGAAAGAATAACCATGCTCCACCTTATCCCCCTTATCCTTCTTATCGTCTTGATCTTGATTGAAAACGGATGGTAGAATCCCATCCGATCCCTTGGTCAAGCAATTGATCCTTGCCCCTAGCTAACCCCTAGGGGCTTTTTTATGCCTGCGTGTAGGGTAGTGAGGGTTAGACGTTAAAAAGGCCCCGTAGGGCCTATTCCGTGCGGCTAATCGTCTATTTCCGGGTCGTAACCCCTTGTAAACTGCCTTGGGGTATACTTTCCAGCCATTAGAACGATAGCGCGACTATCGTCCAGTCGCTTTTGCTTTGCCTGGATCACGCTGCGACGATAGTCTGAATTCACTTCAGCTATCGATGGATTGATAGCCCACTCTGTACGTGCATGGCTTTCATGGAGCTTGACAACCCAGTCGTTACGCTCCAGCAACAGCATGGAATACTTAAGGGCATCGTTAACCTGACCTTCTTTCATATCCTCCACCTTACGGCGTGCGGAGCGTTTTAAATCCGATAGGGTCACAGTGTGGGTAATGCCCGATAACTGCGCTATGTGGCGCATTACCCACACATCAAGGGATTCCTCTAACGATCCACCTATCTCGCTAAAAGCATGGCGCATAGCTGGCACCACATACCCACGCACGAACATAACCGCCGCTCTCATGGTTTTGAATTCCACTTCCAGGCATGTGGGGTTGTCAATCAGGTGCAGGATAAACGCCACCCTGCCTAGCAAGCCTTCCAGCTTTCCATAGGCTTGCAGGAACGTATTGGAGGCATCCAGTACCCGTTCCACCTGCCGCGCCTCGTTGTACCACTCTCTGAATGACCAGAACTCCTCATAGGCCGCAATCGATAATTTATACCGCTGTGTGGGAATATGGTAGATAGTGCGAAGTAGGCTTTCCCAGGAGGCTGTATCCTGCATAAACATGGGAATTGGTCGCTCTAGTGGCTTGAACTTAGGCGACACTATTCCAGGAATGAACCGTTGGACAAGTCCATCCGTCGATAGGGACTTGATGGCCTCCCGATAAACTGATGGTTGTACATTTCCGAATATGGCAACCGCATAGTTATCGACCATGATAGGGTCTTTCTCACCCACACGGTCAAGCGTATAGGAGCCGCATTCGATACCTTTTGTCCAACTGGAACGATCCTCGCCTGACTTACGATCGGTTAGTTTGTTGATCCAGCCTGCCATCTCGTCTAGGTGGCACAGTACCCCACGCTGTCTGTCGTGCACAAGTCGCACCAGCTTCTGACTGGTAATGTCCTCCACCACCAGTCGTGCGCTCACTGGCGGCGTTGGGGGGGTATCAGCGCATGGAGGGAGTTGTGAGAAGTCATCGCCACGCAGTAGCTGGTCGTTCGACGCTGCAGCTACCATGTACGCCTTCTTACTGGCTTGGTACATAGCGTCTTTGGCCTCCCATAGGAGCAGTTCCTTACGGTAGCGGGGTATGTCCTCTCGTTGAATTTCAGACAGCGGGGCCAGCATAGGCGCGGCTCCGGGTGACTTCTTCTCTGCTGGATCACCAATGGTCATAAGCCACAGGATAGGGGGAACGCTGAACCCATGGTCAAGGTCCAGTCGTGAACGTGCGTCCACTGCCGCGCATACTGCTCCCAGTCCTGCGAACAGTGGCACCAGTGGGTCACAACCCGTTGACTGTGCTACTTCTTCTGCGCGCCTACGCAGGACTGATGGGAAAATTGATAGGTCTACCTCGGGTGCAGGGTCACGCAGTTGGGACATGATCTGCGAATGGGACTGCGCATTGGCTTTGAACAGTGCAGTTACGTCGACTTCTGGTGGTTTCCACCCATGTTCGATGGCAATATGGAATAGTGACCCGATTGTGATGCCATCATTGCGGGTTTTGAACGACTTCCAGACCGTCCTGAGGTCGTTTTCACCCTTGTATTTCACCTTTGCCGTAGCACTCCACTCATTCCACAGGTCGAACGATGCTGGTTTATCCGTACTGTGCAGAGCCATACCCACCTGTAACCACTGCTCACGCGAACAGTCGGGGCTGATAGCGAACAGAGCAGAGCGTATGTCAGCACTGGTAGCCTCCCTATGCTCCGCTGTGATCGGTGCGGAATCCGGGACTTTGAGCATATCCATCCACAGGTTGATGACCTCGAATGGGATTGTTGGGAGGTTTTGCCACTTGCCACGCCCACCCCACTGATAGGGTTGCTTGGTGTATGGGTGGATTGATGGGGGCAAAACATCTTGCACAGTGGTGCCGTTTGAGGTGGCGCATCGCAGTTCATAGACCACCTGCCCACTGGCGTTGGTGATGCGCCGACTGGGCAAGGTCATACCGAACGGCATGGCGTAGAGTAGTTTTCCCCGCCCTGCCCTGCCACTGTTTATGGTTACAGCATCCGGTGCGTCGTACAGGGACTGTAGGTTGATCCCGTGGGTAGATAGCAGTGCAGCAGCCTCGTCCCAGTTGTCAATGTCCAGCGCCATCGTGCCGCTATAGGCGTGCGCTAGTCCAACTCCGTATCCAGGAGGGATACAAGTGCTGTCTTTTAGGGCGTTCTCACGCCTGTTCCAGCCTGTTGTGTTAGGTCCTTTGGTATTGGGTGGGATGGGGACTAGTGACCATCCGTGTCGTATGTAGCTGTCAAAACTGACAGGTAGGCCATAGACCTGATTAGGGAGTGCACTCATGTGATCCTTATAGTGAGTTTCGCGTCGAAATGGTAGCACAAAAACTATTTTCAACAAAGATAAGTTTTTTCTTGATAAGTTAATTCTTTGTGCTATAGTTCAGTCCAAGTGATGCGAGGTGTGTCACTTACAACCCTGAAAGAACTGAATTATGTCTATTGAACAAAATCTGTCTAGTATTGCCAAGTCACTGGAAATCATTGCTGCTGTTCTGTCTGCTGGTAAACAAGCTGCTCCAGTTGCTACTCCCGCACCAGTGGTGACTGCTCCGGTAGTTGCTGCTTCAGCGCCTGTCGCTACTCCCGCACCTGCTCCGGTAGTTGCTGCTCCCACCATGTTCGCTACCCCTGCTCCAGCACCTACCGTGGTGCCCCCTTCTAGCGTACCGTTCGCTGACCACGCTGAGATGTTATCATGGATAATGTCCAAATATAAAGTAATGGGGCCGATCAAAGGTGCCAAGATACAAAACGCATTAGAGTCCCTTGGTGTAAAGAACGTCAATGACGTAAAACCCGAAATGTATGCTGCACTGGTAGAAGGTGTGAACAGGATTGAATGATGATCAAATGGACTGAGGAAACAATTAGACTTGCTGCAAAAACTGTGCAGGATAGATCATCTTTTTTGAAAAAATATCCAGGTGCCGTTGACGCAACATATCGACGGTTTCCGAAGTTGCTTAATGAACTGTTCCCACCACTGGTACGCAAATGGACAAGATCGGATTTGGTGCGTGAGGCTTCAAAATATCAAACTAAAGTTGATTTTGTGACAGGGTCACGTTCCGCATATTTCACATTGATAGCGAGATATCCGGGTCTGATAGATACGCTGTTTACAAATCAAACAAGACGATGGTGTTTAGGTAGCGCACTGAGCGAGATTGTTAAATATAGGACGATATCTGAGTTTCAGATAAAAGGTAATAGTGCATACAAGTGGTTACGCAGGAACAGTCCCGCAGCAATAGGAGTGTTTTTAGCTGAATCAAATCGACGCAACACAAGAGATGTTATCTATATATGGCGCGTCAATCTTGCCCAACCTATCTACAAGATTGGTGTTACCAGTGAGACTTTAGGTAACACAAGATTGCGTAGAGTGATGTTGGGTAGTGGTTATAGGGATGCTGTACCTGTGTTGATAAGTCGCATAGGAAAACTAAGGGCGCACATTGTTGAGAGATTTGTTAAAAGTTTAGGAGAGAAAGTAATGTTTGATAAAAAGTTTGACGGTAGTACCGAGTTTCGATTACTCACGGATGATGAATTGGAAATTGCAAAAGGTGTTATTTCGTTGTGTGGAGAGTCAGAATGACCACTCACTCTAAACTGTCGCCTTCTGCGCGTCACCGTTGGGGTGCTTGCCCCGGCAGTGTGCGCGAAGAAGCTAAGTACCCCGAGCAGCCTAGCGGCCCTGCTGCCATCGATGGTACGCATACCCACACCCTGCTGGAGAAGTGCATCGAGTCGGGCAACAACGCCGAGAAGTACATCGGACTGGTCCTCAAAGACCACGATGGTGAGTTCATGGTGGACGCTGCCCGAGCCGAGCGTGTTCAGTTCGCACTCGACTACGTTGCTAAACGTAAGGCTGAACTGGGTGACTGCGAGGTCATTGCTGAACGTAGGGTATACCCTGACTCATTGGTGGGTCGTGATGATATGTCGGGAACTGTGGACATTCAGATTCATGCTGCCGATATGGTCGAGATCATCGACTACAAGGACGGTATGAACGTGGTGGAGTCTGATGGCAACCCGCAGTTGGAACAGTACCTTGTTGGGGTAGCTGCTGGACTTGGTGCACTTCCAAGGCGCTACCGTATGACCATCATTCAGCCCAAACTGCGTAACAAGGGTCTGTCAG